ACACAAATACATCTGGCGCTACACACATAGCCTACCTCTTCGCAAGCCTCCCCGGTATATCTAAGGTGGGGAGCTACACGGGTAACGGTGGAACACAGACTATCGACTGTGGCTTTACGTCAGGTGCAAGGTTCATCCTTGTGAAGCGCACAGACAGTACAGGTGACTGGTATGTCTGGGATACAGAACGTGGTATTGTTGCTGGTAATGACCCACACTTGAGCCTCAACACTACAGCGGCAGAAGTAACGACGGATGATAGCATTGATCCCGTAAGTAGTGGTTTTGCTGTTAATCAATTAGCTGCTACGAATATCAATGTATCAGCTGCAACTTACATCTTCTACGCAATAGCATAACAAGGAGAACACAACATGTATTCTAAAATTAACGGTGGAACAGTAACTCGGTTCCCATACACATTCGGTGATCTACGCAAGGAACACCCTAACGTATCATTCCCTAAGAACATCACACAGGGTGTCATGCAGAAGTATGGCATGGTGGGTGTCCTAGAAGGGCCAAAGCCTACACCTACAGCCTACCAGACAGTCAAGCGTAATGCTCTGCCTACACGCCCTGTCATTGGTCAGTACACAGAAGATGATGCACCTATGCCTGACATGGTTGGTGAAGACATTATCGCTGGTTACTGGATGATTGGCTACACTGCTGTAGATATGTTCGCTGACACTACAGATGAAGGTGGTGTAACTACCACTAAAGCTGAACATGAAGCTGCGTATCAGGCTACACTTGATGTTAAGGCTGCTGAGGCTGTACGTAGGAAGCGTGATGAGCTTATTGCTGAGACAGACTGGATGGCTTTGTCAGACGTAACTATGTCCGCTGAGGTAACCACATACCGTCAAGCCCTACGTGACATCACAGAACATGTGGCATTTCCGCACCTTTCTGAAGACGATTGGCCCACTAAGCCATAATAGTACTTGACAAGAGTAGAGTAGTGGTGTATAATAAACTTAAGGTTTCCCCAGGGGTATATAGGCATACCTCTAAGGTACTCTAAGGTACCAACATCACCTCTCTCCTCCTACTGATAGAAGATAATAAGGACATGGAGTTACTAAATGTTTAATCCACAACAGAAACATACTATCTTAACTAAGTTAGGATATAATGGTCCAGCTGATGAGAAGTCGATGGAGCAGTTCGTGGCTTCTAATCCTGCTGCAGCTGCTAAGATTGGTAAGTTTGAGAATGCAGCTAAAAAGATCATGACTCCTCCTCCTCAGATGGCTAACCCCGGTACACCTCCTGTGGAGATGGCCGAGGGTGGCCTTCCTGTCAAAGGTACTGCTGCTTACAACGTACAGACGTACGACCCTGTCTCAGGTAAGAACTTAACGCCTACTCAGCTTGCTAATAGACAGCGTAACTTCCCTGAGCAATACTCTGCAGCTTCTACCACTGCTGCTGATACTACTGCTACTGATACTACAGGTACTACAGGTACTCCGTTTGGTTCGCTCCTCGGCTCGCTGACGGATGGTACTGTCGGTCCGGATGGTACTGTCGGTCCGGATGGTACTAAAGATACTACAGGTGCTACCGAGGGCACTGAGACCGTAGTTGAAGAAAAACCTCAGACCCTGCTGCAGAAGGCTACAGCTGACTACATGACTGCTGTACCTACTATCGAAGCTCCTACAGCGATGGGGGCTACCCAGATCTCTGGTCAAGACTTGGATGCTGTACAGGCTGCTCAGATCGCGGAGGGTACTGGCCAGTTGACTGGCGATGTATCTCAAGTTCAAACTCAAACAGCGGATGCTGAGGTCGCAGGAGCCCCTGTAGTACAGGAAGCTATTACGTACGACCCTACAAAAGTGTCAGGTGAGATTGCAGCTGAGTTGGAGAAGCTAAAGGCTGCTCAAGGTCTACCGTCTGAACTGGCTACTGTTCGTGGTCAGATGTCTTTATTGATGCAAGACTTCGATGAGGGCACTCCTCCTTGGGCATCAGGTGCTATGCGGACTGCCATGCAGACTATGGCTGCTCGTGGTCTAGGTTCATCCTCTATGGCTGGTCAAGCTATCGTGCAAGCTGCTATGGAGTCTGCTTTACCTATCGCTGGGGCCGATGCTAGGACTCAGGCTGAGTTTGAGATGAAGAATCTTGACAACCGTCAACAGACTGCTATCTTTAAGACACAACAACGTATCTCTGGTTTGTTGTCGGACCAAGCCTCCGAGAATGCTGCCAAGAACTTCAATGCTCAGTCAGAGAACCAAGTGAACATGTTCCGGTCTAACATGCAGGCCACAGTGGCTCAGTTCAATGCTTCTCAGATTAATGCTATTCGTCAATTCAACGCTGGTGAGACTAACGCTATCAACAAGTTTAATGCTGATATAAAGGAACAACGTGAACAGTTTAACGCTAAGAACGATGTACTGATCCAGCAGGCTAACGTAACATTCCGTAACAACATGTTCGAGGCGAAGATGGGTATCAAGTCCCAAGAGGCTGTAGCCCAAGCTCAGATCACCTCTCAGGAGACTATGAAGCAGATGGCTCTAGACGCAGAGCGTAAGATGAAACAAGCTGAGTTGGCTCATCAGGCTTCCCAAGCTCAAATGGCACGGGAACAACAGGCCGAGCAGGCTGCAATGGAACGGGCATTTCAAGCTGAACAAGCGACAGCAGACCGTGCCTTAACTGTTCTTACGACCACAATGGCAGCTGATACACAGAAAGAACTGTCTAAGATGGCAAGCAGTGACGCAAACAAAGCAGGTTTTGGTAAACTCATTGGTACCATCATCGGTCTAAAATAAGGAGATTAAACGATGGATTACTCAAAAGGACTAAAAACACTACGGTCAGCTGCTGATAACTTCGACTATGATCGTTACGTAAGAGATGTAGAAGCGGGTAAGTTTGCTAAGAAGACTAAGTCCTCTAAGGAAATAGGACAAGAGGGTCTCATGCGCCGTAAAGCAGAGGCTTTGGATGTTCCTGATATGGATGCAGATGAACCTGCAATGGGTCCATTAGCCGAACGCTACCTACAGCTTCGTAATCGTCGTAAAAGCGGTGGGTTCTCATCAGGTGTCGAAGAGGCTCTCCAAGAGGCTATGGAATACAAAGAAGAGCAGAAGGAAGGCAAAGGGCTTATGCGCCCTAAGGCTCGCCCCCCGATGAGGCCAGAGGCTCGCCCTTGGCAAGACTCTGATAGTTTCATCAACAAGTTGATTGAGTCTGAGTCTTCAGGTCGTACAGACGCTGAGTTTACTACTAAAGGTGGTCGTCGGTTCGTAGGTCAAGGTCAATTCGGGGAAGCTCGTCTGGCTGACTTTAAGAAGTACACCAACACAGAGTTTACTCAGGAAGACTTCAAGAAAGACCCTAACCTACAGGACGAGGTCATGAAGTGGCACGTACGGGATTTGGATAAGCAAATTAGCAAGACAAAGGGTGCTGAAAACTTCGATAGAGACGGCTTACGTGCTGTAGCTCACCTCGGTGGTATCAGCGGTATGAAACAGTTTGTAGCCTCTGGCGGCAAGTACAACCCGTCTGACGAGCTGGGGACATCCCTCACAAAGTACTATAATAAGTTCAAAGGATAATAACAATGTCAGCTATGAATGATATACTACTAGATGGGTCTATTCCCGGCGAGGAGATGACTGTTGAGTTTGGATCACGTCCTTGGCATCGCCCCCCTGAGATTGAAGACCCAGTGGAAGCACTGGACTACCACCTTGACCGTATGGAAGAACCCAAGGTTCGTAAGGCTATCTTAGACGCTATTGAACTTGGTATCCCTGTCCGTGACCTTAACCTTGGCATGTTACGTACGGCAGTCTCCACCGCTGTACACGACTTGGACACTATGTTCATGATCGCCTCCATTACTCATGAAGCGTTAGAGCTTATGGCTGAAGAAGAAGGTCTTGAGTTCAAGACTGGCTTCGAGGAGACAGAGGAAGATCGTGAGGCAGAGTACAGTCTCAACTCCATGAAAGCCTCTAAACTGCTGGAGAAGCACAAGAGCACCGGAGACTTGGAAGGAATGACCCTTGAGAGCCCCTCAGAGCCTGTTACAGAGCCATCTATGCCTGTAGACGATGCGGAACCCATGATTGAAGATAACACGCCTGTAGAAGCTCCTAAGGGCTTGATGGCACGGAAGGATATGTAATATGGCATTCTTTGCAGGACTAGCTGAAGGCTTTATAACTGGACGTAAGATGAAGGCGGAGAAGGAAGAGACTGACCGCCTTGCTGATTACCGTAAGACTGAACAAGAGTACCGTGCTTCCCGTGACACAGTATCTGACACTCGTTACATCGAAGAGAAAGAGGCAGCGCGTAAACGTCAAGCAATCGAAGATGCACGTTACGAGACTGAGCAGAAACGGAGTGACATCCGGTGGGGGGCTGAGTTCGGTCTTCGTGAAGGCGAAGCTGAACGGGCTGGAAGCCAATGGGATGCTACCTTCAACTACCGTCAAGAACGTGATAAAGTAGGCGATGAACAGTGGTTAGCTCAACAAGATATTATTGCTGCAGAAGCTGTAGAGTCTCGTCGTCGCTTTGAAAAGCAGTTCGACTTTACTTCTCAAGAAGCGGATAAAGCTGCCGATAGGTGGAAGGCTCGCTTTGGTTTTGATGAACAGCAAGCTTTGAATGCTGAACAGTGGCAGCAGGCTATGCAAGAGTACCGTGAGACACGGGACACTGTATCCGACCAACAATGGACCGATACTTTTGCGTATACCAAAGACCAAGCAACTGCTGCAGAGAACCGTTGGAGAGAAGAATTTGGTTTCCGTGAAGGTCAAGCCCTTACAGCCGCACAGCAATGGGAAGCTGAGAAGGCGTGGCGTGAGCAACGTGCCGAGGTTGCAGATCAGCAGTTTGACACGCAGTTGTCTGACAAGCGTATGACTACCTTGATTAACGCTGGGCTGACACCCAGTGGTCAACCTGGTACTACGGGAGGAAAGGGTAACACCCCTGCTGCTATCGCAGAGTCTGTTATTGCTCTTAAGTCTCGTGTAGGCTCTGCTGAGTTAGATGCTGATGATAAGAAGTACTTTGATATTATCCTCCAAGACCCTGCCGCTGCCCACAAGATCTACAGCTTTATGCAAAAGCAGGCAAGTGAAGGTAATGTAATTGGTATCGAAGACATTCCTTCTCTTATCCAGATCGCCGGTATCTCAGAGGGTAAGAACGAGGAGGCTATGGCCTTTCTCAAGTCTAACGGTGTTGATGTGAAGAACCAAGACGAGTTCTTTAGGGCACTACAAACTTTGAGGGACTACAGCCCCACCCGTGTAATCACAGACATCGGTTCCGATGCATACCGTAACCCTAACGACATCAAGGTCATTAAGGACCAACGTGATCTATTTGTGGATACGTCTATTCCTGCTGCTCAAGCTATGTTGGCATCCCTCCCTGAGGGGGATCCGGCACGGGGTGAGTTGTCTCGGGCTCTTGATAACGTAGGAAGTGGTGATGCTGTGATTAAGTCACGTGCTATCTCTACTCTTATGAGGTACATCGTTACTCCTGAGCATATCAAGCGTCTGGAGTCACGTGGCGGAGCCTTTAAGAACCTGTCTCAGAACGAGTTCCTAATGCCGTACATGCCTGAACCTGAGGCTGAAATTAAGGCAACTGGTGGAACACCTAAGGCAACTGGTGGAGAGGTACCGGCTTCCGGTCTAACCCCTTCCCCTGAGCCTATTGCAGCTTCTGAACCGACTGTACTCGATGACGTACCTTCGTTCGACTCCGTTGGTGATTACAACGCATGGAGAGAAGCCGGTAACTCTGGCCCAGTCATCGTAATGGGGCAACGGGGTAACGCCGCTCCTATAGCCCGTGAAGAACCTGTTCAGCCTGAGGCTCCAGCTGTAGATGAATCTATTGCTGCACCCGAAGAGGTATCTTCTGATGTAGAAGGGTTAGCTAACTTAGCTAAGGAGCAAGGTATACGTTCTCAATCGGAACTCAACAAGTTTATATTCAAGAATGTAGAACCTGTTCCCGGTGATCGTAAAGCCACTAACCAACTACAACGCCAGATGTTCGAAGAGTTATCAGCTATACTAGGATTATAATAATGAATAATAACCTAACAGCATATGACGGTTTCAGCCTTACTCTAGACGAGGAGGAAGAGGAGACCATCTTTGAGGGCTTCACTCCGATTGAAAACCAACAGGTAGAGGAGGAACCTTTCGTAGAGGAGGAACCTCTTTTAGAGGGGTTCACACCGGACACCACGGAGGAGACTGCCTCGGAGGAGGCACCTACTAGCTTCGTACCCTCTGGTTTCACAGCTGGTGAGTACTCTGAGAACACGATGGTTGAGGACGGACTGTACCAACCTATTGAAGAGTACATGAACCTGCGGTTCGGCATTCAGGCCACCGAAGGCAAGACTCGTGAAGAAGTAGTAAACAAGTACCTTAACAGCAGACGCGGCAATGCTATGGGTAACTCCATTGACGCTTTGTCTGAGGCTGACTTCCTTTACAGTATCAAGGATGACCAAGAGAAGTTAGCTAAAGTTGGACGTGCCTACGGTGTCTACGAGAACATGGCTGGTCTCTTCTCCAAGCATACGACTGCTGGGGAGAAGGCTGAGGTTGTCATGGACTCCGTTTGGTCTCTTATCGTGGACCCTATCAACTTGGCCGGGGGTATCATCGGCCGAGCTATAGGTGGCACTGCTACTAGAGTAGGGATTAAAACACTTAACAAGATGGCTACCCAAGCTGCCATGAAGGAGTTGACTAAGCAAGCTGGTAAAGCTACTGCTAAGAAGGCTGCTGCACGTGTGTACAAGGCCGCTGCAACTACAGCACAGGCTAAGGCTGCTACAGAGATGACGGAGTACGCCACAAAGCTGGCTGCTACTAAGGGTTTCCAACGTGTGATGACCAAGGCTGGCCTCAAGGAGGTTGCTGCGGCTACTGTTGTCGATTCTATCGCAGGGACTGGTACTGAGTGGCTCTACCAACGTAGTCTAGCTCAGACAGGTGTTCAAGACGAGGTTAACCCTTACGCTGTAGGTTTAGCTGCGTTGTCGGGTATGGTTATGGGCGGTATCCAAGCTGGCCGTGTAGCCTACCGTGGTTCCACAGGTCAAGCTCTGGTCTCTGAGGTCGTACAACAAGGTGACCCTAAGAAAGTGGCACGTGAGATGCAGGAGTCTATCGCTGCGTATATGCAAGAGGGAACACTGGATAAGACATCGTCGTGGGCCTCTAAACTTGCAGACGGCGAGGAGCTTGCCGCTAAAGACACTGACTTCTTTGTAGAACTCCTACTTGGCCGGTCTGTAGAAGTAGAGGGTGGTGAGAGTAAACAGTTGTTCAAAGGTCTCGGCCAAACCATGCAGGAGAATGGTTTCTTCTACGTTAAGCGTGACAAGGATGATAAGATATCGAACTTCGTTGCTGACTTCATCAAGGAGATGGACGATGTAGACGCACAGGGTATCATCCGTGCGTACAGTGAGAACTCTGGCAACCCTATCACAGACCTAGAGGACATAACAGCTGAGAAGCTGGGTGATCTGTTCGCTAGTAAGATGAACCAAGGTGCTCGTACCATGAACGCTGCAAAGCAGATGGCTGATACACTTGACATCAACATCGAGGACTTGGACATCGAGAAGTACCTAGAGGTCTCTATGGGTCTTAAGATGCTGGAAACACCACCTACTAAGTTTGATGAGTGGGGAGCTGGCGCTGGTGCCGGTATCCGTAAAGCCCAGAATAACATGATTAGATCTCTGGTGTCTCACCCATCTACATCTATGTTGAACGTAGTTGGTTATACTGCTGCGTCCGCCATCGGTTCCGCGAGTGATATGACACAGGCTTTGCTGTACGCAAGCCGTGGAGCCCTACACAACATGGTTGGCCAGTTCGACAAGGGTGCGGATTTCAACCGTGTTGCTAAGTCATTGGCTAAGGCTAACGCCAATCGTGTACGGCTGTTGGTCGACCCAGATATGACAGCAGAGGCCTTTAAGTCAGCACTGCTCCGTAATACAGGGGCTATGGAGAAACTAAGCCGTGTTCAATCAGGTGGTGTTGAAATCTCCTCTGGTATCGAAGAGATGGCCAAGATGGGTGGAACCCAACGTGCTTTCTGGCAGAAGGCCGAAAGTGGTATCGACGTAGTGCAGGCTGCAACCTTTGTGGACGCACAGGACATCTGGACAAAGTCCCAGGAGTACGTATTCCAAATGGACAAGAACTTACGTACAACCTTCAATAAGAGTTGGGATGAGTTCTACACCAGTGCGGATGCCCAGAAGATCATGGCGACAAAGCAATACAAACAACTGGAGGCCACTGCTGTTGATAAGACGCTGGAGATGACATTCTCTAAGTCGTACAAGGGTAAGAAGGCTCTAGGTGAGATTGCTGGGTTTATCGAGGATGCTCGTAACATACCGGGTCTCGGGGCTCTTGTGCCCTTCGGTAAGTTCTTTAACAACACCATTGACTTTACTGTTAAGAATAGCCCAGTGGGTCTTGCAGCTAAGGTAACAGGACTAGGGTACAAGGACGTACCTATCAGTGAGATGGTAGCTCGTACAACGGTAGCAGCTGGTCTGGTATACTCTATGGCCAGCGGTGAGGACGAAGCTAGACGTCAGGGCCTAGGCCTCTACGAGAAGGTGAACGAGCGCACAGGTGAAGTTAGTAGTCTTCAGTACGACTACCCGTTGTCCCTCTTTAAGGCAGCTGGTCGTATCTTCTCCTACAAACAAGCCGGGGAGAACGTGCCTGATGAGATTGCGGAACAGGTTATCCGTGACTTCTTTGGTGGATCTTTGACACGTAACATCTCTAAGTCAGGTGATGTTATGGTTGACGCTGTAGCTTCCTTGATTAAAATGGAACTAGAAGATTCCGCTGAGAAGGCTAAACAAGCCATAGGCTCTATTGGTTCCCAGTATGTGTCTGCCTCTACTCGTTTTGTAGAACCTATCAACGAGCTGGTAGGGTTGGTGATGTCCGACTCCATTGAGCGTGGACCTGAGTTGAACACTGGGACAGGGTTTGCCAAACAGGCAAAGGACTCCATGCGGTACTTCAACAACGTAGCCGAGCTCTTCACAGGTAAAGCATCTCAAGTCAAGTACTCTTCTACTGAGGGTGTGATGGACCCGCAGTCAGCTAAGATGCTAGGTTCACGACCTGAGATGCATACAGACGCACTGCGTGTGATGCAAATGTTAGGCTACGAGGGTTGGCAACTTAACGCTGCCTTCAAGGTATCCAAGGCTACACCTGAGGCTGGCAACCAGTACCAACGTAACTTCTTTAACCTCATAGAGAGCGAGGCATCTGTGTTGATGCAGAACTCTGTATTCCGGTCTATGAGCACTGAGCAACAGCGTATCATGTGGGATAAGAAGGTAAAAGAAGTCAAGACAATGGCCTCAAGAGACCTGTTTCTAAGAGGGGAGGGGGATAGCACTTTGTACGAACAGTACGACCTAGTCAACTCTTCTTCTGCAGAAGAGCTCCAACGTGCTATGGAGGAGCTTGGTGTTGAAGGTAAGGATGTCTTCGACCTGAATAGGGAGACGTTAGTTATCTTGAAGAATAGTATTAAAACGCAGAAGACACTCGACGAGCTGAGTATCCCAGCTGGAGCTTATGCGAGGCCTTAAATGCAAAAAGGCCCCCCTCAGTTTTTACACCGAGAGGGGCCAGTTAGTCTACTTATTATAATTGAGGATTAGGTCTGCATACCTATAAGCCTCTTCCACGAGTTCTTCCGCTCGTGCTTTACTACTACTGGAAGCCAGCAGCCCGGCTAATACTGAAGCTGCTATTGTTGCCCTTGAAGGGGAGAGACCCTCAGGTGCACGTGCTTTCATAGTAATCTTCCTGCCTTCAACGAAGGCCTTAGCCTCTTGCTCCAGACATGGTGCAGGGGGCTTCTTTTGTTTAGTGGCCATTGTGCTTCACCCTATACTAAATTCTACCCGTGTACTGTACCATATCTGCAACACTTTGTCAAGTATTAATACGTATCAATGATCTCGTCGATGATACCATGTTTCTTACACTCCTCAGGAGTAAGCCACTCGTCTGTGGGGTGAAGGAGGTGTTTGCGGATGTAGGTCTCAGACTTCTTAGTACACTTCTTGTAATGTTCTATCATGCGATCACCTGTTAGATCAAACTCTTTAATGATTGCTTGAAGCTCATGCTCTTTACCTCTACTGCCCCACGAGAACTGGTGTGACATAACAGAGGTGTTGTGTGTCAGTAGACGACGCTCACCTGCCATAATTGTGAGTACACCGCATGAAGCTACGAGTCCCTTGCCGATAGTAACCACTGGAATCTCTGACATCATCATTGCATCGATCAAGTGGAAGGCTGAATGAACTGAACCACCGGGGCTGTTGATAATCAATGTAAGCTGGGTAGGTCGTACTTCATCAGGCATCAGGTTGTACTCATAGATAGCTGCTACAAGAGGCATGATCTTCTCTTGATCAAACTTGTCTACTAACATAAGAATACCATTCTCACGCAGGTAGCTGCCCGGTTGTTTCATCTCAGGAATAGGCTCGGGGGGCTTACAGCTAGGACAGACCATGGGTGCCGCTACTGGCTCAGGAGCCTTAGCAGGGGCTGGTTTAGTAGCCTTAGTCTTTTTAGCTGGTGTCTTCTTAACATTGGTTATCAGTTTATTAAACATGTTAGCGTCCTTGTAAGGGGTACAGACAGTGAAAGTTTTTCATAGCTTGTCATGTCCTTTAAGTTCATTTATACGCATCTCTGCGTACCTGATAACCTTCTCTAAGTCTATGATCTCGGACTCGAGCATGGTCTTGTCGGGGTAGGCCTTAAACCCTGCGCGGCTTGCGTACTTGACGATGTTGCCACGCCAGAACTCGAAGCTGTTACGCATGATAAAAGTGATCGGCTCAATGGCCCAGCGTGTGTAATGGCTAGGCTCTTGAACAATATTATCTTTATTCATATATTTATCTCCACAGAAAAAACAGTTAAATCCTTCTGGGGTACTATCCCCGCACCAATTACAATCTACCATATCTTCTCCTCGTAGAAAACCCGAACCCACTGTGCACAGATGTCTGACCGTACAATGTCGTCAAGTGTAAACTCGATAACAGGAACAGGGAGCATGTGCTTCTTAGCAAGGTGTGTGATCTTGGTCAACCCGTCTCCGTCCTTAAGGTCTGTCTGCTGTACGTCTCCATTAAGAACGATGGTAGAACCTTCTCCTACCCGTGTGAGTAGCATCTTGAGTTCATGGGTAGTGATGTTCTGCGCCTCATCGCAGATGATGAAAGCGTTATCGAATGACCGACCTCGCATCATAGCCAGAGGAGCTGTTTCAATATTACCGTTCTTAACGCCAGTTTCAACAGCACCTTTACCTAGGTGTTTGGTGAGCACGTCCAGTACGGGGAGAGCCCAAGGGGCCACCTTCTCGGCCAGATCACCGGGTAGGATACCGATGTCCTTGCCTACAGAGACCATAGGACGTGTGATAACAATACGATCAATGGTTTTAGTTGTGTACAGATCAGCGGCCATTGTTGTGGTAACGTACGTCTTACCAGTCCCAGCTGGTCCAAAGACTATAACTTGATTAGAAGTCTTGATAGCTTCCATCAGGTTAGCTTGATTGTCCGTCTTGGGTAAGATACCTGACGTCTTCTTAGCAGCTGCACCTTTATAGGTAGTTATACGCCTAGTCTTCTCTTTTGGTTTTGGTTTCTGGGGAGCCATGTCTTTTCCTATTCTGTATTAAAAAAGGGGAAGACCTTTCGATCCTCCCCGTTAGTATAGCACATTACACTATGGTATGTCAAGGTTAAGTGTTAGCTACATTCCTTCTGACCTGTTATAGGATCGAAGTAGCAAGCACCTCCCTCGTCTACGTAGTCGCCGTTGTCTTCTTCCACCTTCACAGGAACTACGTCCTCAGAGGATGAAGCATTCAAGATACCGTACCGCTTACCAGAGGCCCGGAAGGTTGTACAACCAGAGGCACCGCCATCGTAAGCAGCCATGTAGACATCCTTGAACTCTTCCCATGTAACATCGTCTCCAACATTACAAGTCTTAGAACAGGCGGAGTCAACGTACTTAGAAGCTAGGTTAAGTACTTTAACGTGGGCCATAACTGGAAGGTCATCAGCCTTACGCCCTTTGACCCCAAAGACACGGAAGCCGTAGTCGTCTACCCGTTCGATACGTGGCCCATCGTAGGTCTGGATGGTACGATCAAAGCCGTAGGAGAAGACTGGCTCAATACCCGAGGATACGTTATCAGCTGAGAGGCTGATTGTACCAGTAGGTGCAACACTCAAGAGGTGAGAGTTACGGATACCGTGGTTGTGGATAAGTTCTCGGATATCCTCAGGTAGTGTCTTAGCGAAGTCACTGTCAAGGTACGCACGGTCAAAGAGAGGAAATGGACCCTTCTCTACAGCGAGCGACACAGACGAGCGGTAGGTTGTGTCACGTATACAAGCCATGATGTCCTCTAGTACAATGAGGAACATCGGAGAGCCGTACGGATGGCCCATAGCCTCGATAGCGTTGGCTACCCCTGTAACCCCTAGGCCCATACGGCGTTTGGACCGAGCCTCACCTTCCTGTGAAGGCAGTGGGTACACAGCCCGATCAACTACGTTATCCATGGCCCGTACTACGTGTGGGATGTCATACTTCAGCTTATCAAAGTCAAAGGCATAACCACCTGCTGCATTTTTCTTGAGGTACTTAGTCAAGTTGAATGAACCAAGTAGACAAGCACCGTTGGGTGGCAATGGTTGCTCCCCGCAAGGGTTAGTAGCTGCGATAGTCTCACAGTAATGCAAGTTGTTCTTCTGGTTGATACGGTCAATGAACAGGATACCTGGTTCTGCCCAGTCCCAAGTGGACCGGAGGATGTCATCCCATAGAGCACGTGCGTTGATGGTGTCGTATACCCGACCTTCAAACTCTAAGTCGAATGTACCGTCGTTCTTGACGGCCTGCATGAACTTATCAGTAACACCGACAGACAGATTAAACTGTGTGAGGGTGGTTGAGTTGTTCTTAATACGGATGAACTCGGCAATGTCCGGGTGGTCTACCCGAAGAACACCCATCTGGGCTCCGCGTCTGTGGCCTGCTGAGGAGATAGTCTTACATACTGCGTCAAAGATACCCATGAAGCTAAGAGGACCACTAGAGCGGCTGTCTAAGCCCTTGATAAGGGCCCCTGAGGGACGAAGAGTAGAGAAGTCGTATCCGATACCCCCTCCTAGTTGCATCGTTGTAGCAGCCTCCTCAGCTGCTTTCATGATGCCTCCCATGCTGTCTGGGATGGTCATCGAGACAAAGCAGTTGTAAGGGGTCACTCGCCGTGGAGCACCCATCGCGGACTGTACCCGACCCGCTGGCATGAACCGCATATCGTATAGGATATCACGGAAGTTAAGGAAGTGCTCTTGGTCGTCTTGCAACGCCTCCGCTACCCGTGTCATAGCCCCCTTGAAGCTCTCCCCTTTGGAGCGGTACTTCATGGCGTGGATCTCCTCAGAGATACCGATTGTTGGGCCGTAGTTATCTTCCGGTGTTGAGTTTTTAATCATACTTTATCTCCAGTTGTTTATTAAATAATTCCATCACGATCATTAGGCTATTATTTTCTTTACTTACCACGTTCTTGTTTATCCTCTGGAAGCCATACCATACGGTCAATGTCTACCCGTGTAATCCCGATATCTTTTAACTCACGGTCTGACAAACGGTTAAGAATCTTAATCGCTTGACGATGCTCTGACCACATCACACAGTACCGAATGAACCGTACAACTATATTGTTTACCCATCTTTTCTTCATCGATTGTCACCTGATCCTTGTAAGACACCGCGAGATGCGCGGTCATTTAGTTTATTCATATTCATTTCTAATACTTCAGCCAAGCTGCTATCGAAGAAGTTAGCTAGGGCTGTGGCGTAGAACACAACATCTCCGATCTCCTTGATGATGTCGTTCCTGTCTAACTTAGTGCTATCCCTAAGTAACTTCTTTGTCTTCTCTGCTACCTCGCCAGCCTCACCGACAAGACCTAAGACGTTCTCTACCAGTCTGGTGTCGCCTTCTGTGACGATCTTATGTTCTACCCAGTACGAGTACTCAGTAGGGGTTACTAGAACCTCTTGGAAAACCTCCATATCATCGAAAAACTCTATATCATCCCGTGTAATCATGTTTCTACCTCTTCCGCTAATATTTGTGTTACCTTTACATCTTCTAATTCGTATAATACATTCCGAACCTGCTCCGATAAGGAGCTCTGACGGTCAGCTGTATCCAGATCCCAGTAGAAGTAACTGGGGTCCACCTTTAGTTTTATTGTTACTTCAAATTCCATCGTCACGATCTCCAGTTATACTATAAAGACGAGTGTAAGTCAACAAGGAAAGAGGTGACTATTTGTCACCCCTAAGCCTTTCTTCAGTATCCTCATCCATACTCCCTTCGAAGTGCCTCCAGCGATACCCACTGAGCATCGTACTGACCGTCGGATATATTTCTTTTGATGAGAACACCTTTCCACCATTCCTTATTTGCTTGACCAGCCCAAGCCTCTGGAGCACCTTTAAAGCACCCAACCACAACCCCAATCGCACCATTAGAGCCAACGTCATCCTTGAAATACATATCACGTTTATGACTGTGACCAACACTGCAAGAACGATACCGCTTTTGAATGAGAGCATAAGCATGGTGAACACCACTAATGGCACGGCCAAAATTGCCAGCGCCCACATAATGAGCGTAGTCGACGCCATCATAATTATAGATCGCGGGGGCCCCATCGGTGTACTCATGGTATTCGTCGAACCATTTCTTTGTGTTGAGGTGTGAGAATGATATCCCATACTTATCTCCTTCCAGTCTGGGGTCATAAGAGATTGCAGTCTTGATACGATGCTCGTGGTTGCCCTCGAAGCCATACCAAGCTGGCCGCTTACGGCGTTGCTTCTTGAAGCGGTAACGAAGTAACTCCTGAGCCTCGTTGTACGACTCGATGTCACGTCCGTAGTTCTGGGACACAACTGCCTCGGGCTTACGAGTGTCGTACGAGTTAAGTGACTTCATATCTGCACCGTCACCAAGGTCAACCACATAGTCTGGACGGATGTCGTAGATCAGACCACCTAGGTAGTCAAAGCGTTCATTGCTTGTCTCTGGGGAGGCATGGCCACACGAGAACACAATCGCTGTTTTACCTGTTGTCATTCTTTCTTCTCCTCTTGGGTCCATTCCTCTGGAATAACCTTGTCTGCGTACAGGAACCCTTCGTTCTCACACCAGTAGGCGTAAGAGCTCTTGGCTCCCTTGTAGAGTTTAGCACGAGAGTTGCTGAACACAAACCTGATATCGTACTTAGGGAATTGCTTCTTTATCTCTTTGTGCTTACGTCGATCAGCTGAAACAAATCGACCCTTGGTCTCGATGATGATACCGTTACTGAGTACAAAGTCAGGTGTGTATGTTCTAGTCTTACTATCCAACCACTTGATCTTCATAGTCTCGTACTCGAAGTATATCTCTCGTTCATTGAGGTTTATACTTGTTGCCTCTTCAAGACCTGATCGGTAGCCTGCCTGTATGGCCCTTTGACGGGTGCTGCTTCTTTTCATGACCAGTCATCCGCTTCGTCAACCTTCAAGGGCTTCTTGACCTTCGTTAGGTAGACAGGACCGTGGCTGTAGGCGTACATCTTTAGGCCGGGCCAGCAAACCTTCTTGAACTCACAGTAACTGCATTCCATACCTAGTTTCATGTTAGGTGATGTCTTGCTCTGCGGTACGTCCTCGAAGGCACGTGGCGGTGGTACTTTCTTCTTGACCATAGCCTTAATCTGCTCGATATCCTTTTCCTTGGTCTTCAGATCCTCTGAAAAGTCGTGAATATCTAAACATATATGCCCGTTGACCTTATCAATAACTAGGAACGCACCACGGGTCTTATCAGTTACGAGTGGATCATCCTTAGCTGCGTAGACGTAGGAAGATAGTTGAGAGATGTAGCCGAAGGGGTCTTGCTCCCTAAGGTTTCCTTCTTGGAACTTCTTGAAGGAGAAGGGTGATGCTGACTTAACATCAACTGTCATACCGTCTATAACACAGTCACGGCTACCCTTGATACCGTGGGCCTCCATCCTGTCTTGTTGGCCAGTGACGGTGTGCCCTGCTTGCTGTACAATACTTAAAGCAAGTTCCTCGATCATATCTCCGTAGAAGAACTTGAGCAGGGCGTTGGCACGTAGTGGGATGGCTAGGTCAGTCTTGTTGATCTTGTACCATGTCTTACGGCTACAGGGTGAACCCAGGGACGACATAGATAGGTAGCCCCTTGGTTCCTGTGGGTCTTTAAAACGGCCATGGGCCATCTCCGCTATGTTCGTTCCCATACTCTGTCCGATAAGGTAATCCCATCCACGTAGGCCGTGGAGAACCTCTTCCATGTCTTCTACAAGAGTATCTATTGTTGTAGTCATTATTATCTCCTGTTACTAGATGAAGAAGGGGGCCGTAGCCCCCTCCCCTTGTTTCTTAGAATGGGATTTCATCATCATCAAGTGTCGTTGCACTAGGGGCCGGTGTACTCGTTGTCCCTCCCGTGGTGTAATCCTTAGGTTTGATGGTAGTGCCTGTCCCGCCTCCTTCGAAGGGAACATGGTCGATAACCTGCACCCCCTGTAGTCGGCAACCTTTACCCATCTTGGTATCATACACATCCAAGTACACAACACCTACGGACCCGTTACCAATAAGACCGTCATTACCTAAATCCCATTCCGCTCCTGAGGGGGTAAAGACCTGAGGGGCTCCTGCTGCCCAATCCCGTCCGAACTTGTCTGTCCATGGGCGTTTGAATGTAACACGGACTCCTTTACCGTCCGGGTCTTTCTTACCCTGCTTACGTACACCCTCGCTCTTCATCGAAGCGAATACATCGTCTTCCATGAGAAGGGTCACTGTTGTAGCACCGTCTGTCTCAACATCGTACTCGCCTTGGTCCCGGTTAATTTCAAACAATTTAGCCCACTCGAGGATGCCTGTCAATTCAATTGTCTTAGTAGCCATGTTTATCTCCTATAGCTCTGTTTGTATTCTGGTAGTATAGCACACTGTAAAAAGCGTGTCAACACCATTAGTGTGTATCGTACCAAGTTCTACCTACATCGTAAGAACCTGGGGTAGGTATTTTGAAACCAAGCTCGATGCCTGTCTCTGTCATAGTAGTTGCGATCAGATTACCAAGGTGTTCAGCTTCTTCCTTAGTGCCGATAACCTCTACCTGATACTCATCGTGTACGAAGGCTACCATCTTGAAGCGTATACCTTCTTGTCTTGCTTTGGCATGGAAGTTGAGCAGTGTGTGTTTCATAAGCACTGACTCACCAGACTGTAGCATACCAGCCAAAGCCTTGTAGGCACTGGGCACCTTGACCTTACGGCCATCGTAACCCTTGAAGTACCCTTGCTCACCGATCTGAGGGATCAGTTTGCGTTTGAGAGAGGCTAGGCCGTCTATGCTTTGCTCGAAGCGGGTACGTGCTTCCGCCGCCTCCCTTTGGTTGACCCCGAGGATACTTGCTGTCTTACCGACACCAGCTCCAAGTAGCCACGCATAGATGAAAGTCTTAGCCATATCCCGTGTACCGTTTGGAACATCGAGAGCCTTCTTGTTCATATTGTGGATGTCTGTCTCGTCCTCCTTTTTACCTTCCATAATAGCCTTGGCGTACATGTCAGCGTCAAAGTACCGCCATAAGTAGTCGGCGAGTACACGAAGCTGAATACCGTCTGCGTCACAGCCCACAAGCCATGAACCTTCTGGTGTACCCCAACAACCCCGTATGTGGCTATCGTACTTGGCCTTAACCTCCTCTACAGCCGTCTTAGGCTCCCCGTGAAAGACAGAGGAGATATTAGCTGTATTAGGGTCACTGTGTGCACACCTGCCTGTCCACGCGCCTACGTTGTTGATAGTCCCGTGTATCCTGTTGTCAGGTCTCACTTGACCCAACCACTCTGCAAGTGAGCTACGGCGTCCCTCAAGGGTAAGCCACTGTGCCAACCCTCTTGCACCCTCAGGTGCGTTCTCAGGTAGGGTTAATAGGTTCTCCTCTGATACAGTATACCCGTACCGAGCTAGATCAGCTTTCTTCTCGTTGTAGAAGGTCTGGTCCATCTTGGCTACTTTCTTGCCGTAAGGGTCACCAACCTTTAACCTCTCGAACTTAAGGTGTGTCTTCGTCTTATCGAAAGGCTTCCAACCCGCAGCCCAGAGCACGTCTATACGAACCCTAGAAGAAGAAGGATTGAAGTTTATGAAGTCGAAGCATTGTAGCTCCCCGTTTACAACATTAGTTACTGCATACTTCTCCTTCGCTTGAATGACATTCGAGTACAAGGTACCGTCTTTCTTGGTACGGTATTGAATGCTGCTCACCTGTTTTAGCTTAGGCGGGAAGTCAACTTGGAATTGATCCTCCAGTACAGCCATCTCCTTTGTTACATTGTCGAGTAGCTCTTGGGCGAGACTGGTGTTGAAGTGAAAACCGTAGTACTTGGTACGCACCAGCTCTATCTGTAGGTCATGCTCGGCTCTCAGGGAACGCCTCCACTCCGGGTCGTAGATGATACCCTTGAAGTGGTTGAACAGAGCTTCTGTAGTATCTAGGTCGTTGACCCAGTAGTCGACCATATCTTGGCTGAAGTTAGTGAAGTCGTCGAAGTCTCCTTTGTGGACACCTAGGCGGATCCCCCACGACTTGAGGCTGTGAGGCCCCTTGCCACCTAAGGGGATAGGTACATCGTAGTCAACAGTACGGGAGACCACCAAGGTGTCGATGACCTTACGGGGGTCCAGAGGACTGTCTAACCACTTGTTGAGGAGTGGGAGATCATACTGAATAAAGTTATGGCCTACCATCCTGTCAAGAGATAGGTGCCATTCCGTAGCTGCCTTTCTCGCTACAGGATCTTCGTGAATGTTTTCAAACTTGAACACCTCCCCAGTGTTACTCATCTTACCACCTACTAGCCAACACTTGTCTGGGTTGTCGATAGCATTAGTTTCTATGTCACAGTGCGCAATTCGCATAAACCCTCCTCAATGAACTGCCATAACCAGCAGCTCTATTTCATCCTGTAGCCGCTCTGCCCTTCCAAGATCACCTGCTGCTAAAGCCTCAGATAGTTCTTTCTCTGTCTGGAAGAGCTGCCTGTCTATGAACGCACAGTCGATATCATCAACGATCTCGATGTCAGTGAACTCTTCAAAGCCCATGTCCAAAAGATCCTGATCTTCGAAACCGTCATAGGCGTCGTAGTCGAAGTCGTCTTCGTCGTAGTAGTTAGACATCAAACTTTTCCCCTTCTGCTAGGATGGTAGTTTCTGGATTGTAGTAGATAGACCCTGCTTTACCTAGTCGGCTGAATGGCCGGTTCTTATCAACGATAAACGTGGTGGTATTGCGCTCCTCTTCATCCTCTGACTCAACATTACGCTCCAGTTTGATACAGATGATTGCCTCTTCCTCCAAGGAACCAGCGTACTTAGTACGCCCGTCATCATTAACCTGTGATATAAATACCACCCCAATGTCAAGCTCCTTGGCTAACTGAGCCATACGTGAACCCACTGCCGTGAGTAGAGACGTAGCCCCATCTGCACCGCCTTGCGACAGATAGGCCAGACGTTGTACGTGGTCGATGAACACATAGTCCACACCGTAGACTGTAGCAGCCATACGAACGTAGTCCAGCACCTTCATAGGGTCATCGTGGGAACGCAGCTCAAAGACAACTGTACGGTCGTCTGCGATACGCTGTGCAGCCCCGATCACTGCCTCCTCACTTACGTTAGATGCCGCAGCGTCCTCCTTGGTCCGTACGTTCTTGCCCAGCTCGTATGTAGCCATAGCTCGGTACGTTGTGGAACGCATCTCCTCCATGTGCATCATCGCGATCTTAACAGCAGGGTCGCTCTTGAGTAGACCGCACTCGAAGAATCGTACCATCTCTGTCTTACCGCCTCCACGTGGAGCCTTGACGAATGTGATACCCCCTTTAACTAGACCTCGGATCTTATCGTCTAGCCCACTGTGCCCTGTAGCTACGTAGCTGTACGGGTTCTCACGTTTGATGGTCTCTTCGATGTCGAGATCACCTAAGTAGAAGTTGTCAGGGCTAAACCGTTGAGGCTTACGTGCTGACCACATTAAGTCGTCAGCGGCACCTTTCATCAGGAACTCGTTAGCATCCTTGAACTTGGACATAGGTACGAAGAAGAACTTCTCAGGGAAGAGTTCATACAGACGTTCGGCCGCGGCCTTACCGGGTGCATCTTGCTCCCCGGCGTAGATGACTTCCTTAAAGCTGTTCATGTACTCGTAGTTCTTCTTGATGAACCGCTCCGAGAGACTAGCACTTGGCAGCGACTTAACAGGGAACGACTTACCTAAGATCTGGAACAGGGAGGCAGCATCGAACTCACCCTCGGTTATGTACAGTCTGTTAGAGCTGCCCTTGTTGAAGTCTGGACCGAAGAGATCGTCTAGGCTTCCTTTGTCCTTCAACCAGAACTTCTTCTCGTCGTACCCACGGTATTTGACGTTGCTTGGCCACTTGAAGGCGTACCGTACTGGCTTTTTATCTGCGTCAAGTTGGAGTTGGATACCGTACATCTGACACACATCGGTATCAATACCACGGATACCTTCGTATGTACTAGAAATTACTTCTCTTTGCATTACAGGTTTCTCTCTTTGCTTCATTGGATAGTCTTCTTTGGCCCAGTCGAAGGTCTTCTCTCGGCTAGGGTACCCTCGACTACAGCTATGGCATTTACCTACTTGCTCTACCGGGTTCCAGCTGAACGCATCGGAGGAGCCACAGGCTTCGAATGGACATGGTTGGTGAGCTATATTACTCATAGGGTAAGAGCCTCCTTGCCCTTGACGTAGTACGCACCCTCGGGTAGGTTCATACCTGCTAAGATGTCTCGTAGTTGTTGGTAGCTAAGTTCTAAGACTTGTGCCCTGTTCGAGTCGGGGAGGACTTGACTGATATACACAACGTCTGTATCCAGTACAACCTCTACGTCTTCAAACATAGCTGTCTCGTCTAAGGTAGTGATGACGGTATAGTCAAAATCCATTTCAACCGTT